GGATAAAACATCATGTTGATCATATTGTCCCTCTCAAAAACCCTGTTGTTTGTGGCTTACACGTTCCGTGGAATTTAAGGCCATTACCAGCTAAAGAAAACATTTGTAAAGGTAACAGACTTATTGACAAAACTGTTACAGAAGTATTTGGGTATTGAGGTAGCATATGCAAGACGATGAAATGTTCTACGAGAATGAAGGCGTAGATGCTATCGAAGATAGCCAAAAACACTATGACGAAGCTGTAGCTTTTGTTCGTGAACGATTTGAACGTGCTAAAGATAGAAAACTCGCAGACGAAGGACGGTTTTTGCGTTGCTATCGAAATTTTCGTGGGCTTTATGGTTCTGACGTTCAGTTCTCAGAAAACGAAAAGTCTCGTGTTTTTGTAAAGGTGACGAAGACGAAAGTCTTGGCTGCTTATGGACAAATTACCGAAGTTTTATTTGGTAACGGTAATTTTCCTATTGCGGTTAATCAGACAAAACTTCCTGAGGGTGTTTCGGACGCAGTTCATTTTGATCCTCAAAATCCTTCTGCTCCGAAGCAACAGACTTCTCCTTCGCCCTTTGGTACTCGGGATGGTCCTCGTCTTCCTCCGGGGGCAACAGCAATTAGCTTAGGTGGTTTGACAAAAAAACTTGAACCTGTTGCGGGAAAGCTACAAGAAGGTCCGGGCACTACCCCCACTGCAGTTACTTTCCATCCAGCACAAGTTGCCGCCAAAAAGATGGAAAAGAAGATTCAAGACCAACTCGAAGAAAGTGGTGCTTCTAAACATCTTCGTTCTTCGGCTTTTGAGTGTGCACTGTTCGGTACAGGCATTCTTAAAGGTCCGATGGCTTTGGACAAAGAGTATCCGAACTGGGATGACAAGGGTGTTTATACTCCTGTTAAAAAGATTGTCCCCACTGTCTCTCACGTCTCTGTCTGGAATTTCTATCCTGACCCTGATGCAACCAATATGGATCAAGCCGAGTATTGCGTGGAACGCCACAAGATGTCTCGTCGTGATCTTAAAGACCTTAAAAAACGCCCCTTCTTTCGTGAAACAGCTATTGACAATGCAATTGACAAAGGCCCTGACTACCAGCGAGAATACTGGGAAAACGTCATGGAAGATGACAATGGGCATCCTGATGTAGAGCGTTGGGAGGTTCTGGAATATTGGGGCTATATGGAAGCCAAGCATCTTCGTGAAAAAGGTGTTCCGGTTGACAAAAAGATTGATGACGATGACATGGTTAATGTCAACGTCTGGGTTTGCCAGAGCGAAGTTCTTCGTTTGGTTATGAACCCTTTCCAACCTGCTCGTATTCCCTACTATGCAGCCCCCTACGAAGTTAACCCGTACAGCTTCTTTGGTATTGGCATTGCCGAAAACATGGAAGATACGCAAATCCTCATGAATGGGTTTATGCGTATGGCTGTGGATAACGGTGCGCTTTCTGGTAACCTTGTTTTTGAAATTGATGAAACCAACCTTGTTCCGGGTCAAGACCTTTCGATCTATCCGGGCAAAGTGTTTCGTCGTCAAGCAGGTGCTCCGGGTCAGGCTTTGTTTGGTACACAATTCCCCAACGTTTCTCAGCAGAATATGATGCTCTTTGACAAGGCTCGGGTTCTGGCTGACGAAAGCACAGGGTTGCCCTCTTACTCGTATGGACAAACCCAAATTCAGGGTGTTGGTCGTACAGCCTCGGGCATCTCAATGCTTATGAATGCAGCAAACGGTTCTATTCGTACTGTGGTTAAAAACCTTGACGACTACCTGCTTGCTCCCCTTGGGAAAGCTTTGTTTGCCTTTAACATGCAGTTTGACTACGATCCTGAAATTAAGGGTGACCTTGAAATCTCGGCTCGTGGCACAGAAAGCCTGATGGCAACCGAAGTTCGTAGCCAGCGGCTTATGCAGTTCCTTGGTGTTGTATCTAACCCTGTTCTTGCTCCTTTTGCAAAGCTTGATCAAATTGTTCGTGAAATTGCTTCGTCTCTGGACCTTGATCCTGACAAAGTTACAAACAATATGGCTGACGCTGCAATTCAAGCAGAAATCCTTAAAGCCTTCCAGCCTCCCACAGGCCCTCAAGGAGGCCCTCAGAGCGGCCCTACAGGGCCTCAAGCTCAAGGACCAGCCGGAGTACAGGCAACTGACACACAAGGCTCTGGCGGGGCTAATATGGGCACTGGAAGCGTTCCTGCGCCGGGCACTCCGGGCTTTAGCGCAAATATAGGACAAATGCCGCAATGAGCTTAAAACAGTTGGTTAATTCTCATGATGTTTACCAGTCTTTTCTGGAATACATCCGTAAGAAAATTGACCTTCATCAACGAAGCTTAGAAACAGCAACCGAACCTCTGGACATTTATCGTCTGCAAGGACAGATCATTGCTCTACGTCGGTTGCTTTCTCTTCGAGATGAAGTGAATAGTATGGATAAATAATATGGCAGACGGAATTTTTGAAAACTTCCGTTGCAACAGGTGTCAAGAGTTAAAAACAAGGCAAGACTTTTCACCAAGAAAAGATAGGCCAAACGGCTTACATTACTCTTGTAAAACTTGTTTATCCGCGCAAGCTAAAGACCGTAGATCAAGAGGGTTAAACATTCCTGATCAAGAGATTGCAAAAATAAGATCGAGGCTTTGGAGAAAACAAAACCCATCTCGCAGAAACGCACTAAAAGCTGCGTATAAAGCCTCTAAAAATAAAGCTACACCTTCTTGGTTAAATTTAAGTCAGAAACAACAAATTGTTGACTTTTATGAGTTAGCTAAAGATTGTTGTTTGACAACAGGGCTGCTGTACGAAGTGGACCATATAGTCCCTCTAAGGGGTAAAGATGTTTGTGGACTTCATGTGCCTTGGAATTTACAAGTCCTTCCTGTAGACATTAATAGAAAGAAGAGTAATTCGCATGAACATTGATCCTGTAAGTGGGAATGAAATTCCTCCCGGAGCATCTGCAAACGAAGTCCGGGATGACGTGCCCATCCTAGCGAGTGAAAATGAGTATGTAATTCCTGCTAACGTTGTCCGTTATCTTGGCCTTGACCGTATTGAACGTATGGTAAAGAATGCTAAGAAAGCCCTCCAAGAGTTGGATGCACAAGGCCGTATTGGTGGGTCTACAAAAGATGACCTGCCTTTTTCGGCAGAAGAGCTGCAAGCAGTTGATGAAGAACAACCTGCCCCACAGCCTCAGGTGCCTCAAATGGCAGCAGGTGGTATGGTTAAGAAGCCTGCAGACGTAGACCCCCTTACGGGTTTGCCTCTTTGGCTTTTAGACCTGAATAGTGGACCTGCAGGAGCAAGGGCATCCTCTTCTGCTCCAATGTCTTCTTCTAGTTCTGGACGTACTCAAGCAGAACGTGATGCTGATAAGCCTACAGGTCTTGCAGGTAGTGTTACAGACTGGACCCCTGATGACTTCACGAAATATGCTATAGCGAGAAACAGTGTTGAGCAAAAATTTGGTCAAACTCTGGCTTCTTATGTTCCGTTCGGCGGAATTATGGCAAAGGCTCGTGAACGCTATTTGGAACGTAATGTTCCTCGTGAACTGGAAAAGATGATTAGCACAGGCATGGACCTGCAAGGCAATCCTCTTGACACTACACAAATTGATAAGCTTCGTGAGACATACAATCAGATTAGCTCTGAACCTCTCGGAAAGATTGCTGGCGTTAGCGGAGTAGCTAAAGCTATTGCAGAAGAGAGCGGTCTCATCAAGCCTAAGAATTACACTGCGGAAGATATTAAAGAATACAACGAAAAGGTTCGTGGAGACAGCCTTATTAATCGTGGTATGGATAAGCTTTCCGGTGCAGCTAAATCGGCTATTACTTCTTCTCGTACCAAAGTTAAACCTAAACAAGATGACAGCAACGAGGAAGAAGAAAGAGCCGCAAGAGAATCGTCTGGTGGAAGTGACGGGAACCCGTTAACCCCAGAAACAAGTCAACGTCCTCAACCCAACCCATTACGATAATGGCTACCCATCAATAATGATGGCCCCAGAAGGAAATATTAATGTCTGATTATATTGCTCCCCGTTCTGTTAAACGTCTTGAAGATGAGCTTGCAGAACTTGAGAAACAGCAGCTTGGCAATCCTCAGGAAGATGAGGATGAACAGGAAGAAGATAAACAGGAAGACCCTGTTAAGTCGGAATCTAAAGCTGACGAACCTCCCCTTTCAAAAGAAGAGGAGACGTTTAAAAAGCGATACTCCGATCTTCGTCGTCATAGCCAAAAGCTTAGTGATGACCTGAAAAAAGCCGAAGCTCTCGTTGAGGAGCTAAAGAAACAAAAAACACAAGTTGGGTTGCCCACAGCAGAAGAAGCTGAGGAATGGGCAAAAGCAAACCCTAAGGCTGCTGCCATTATTCGTGCAATTGCAGCTAACGAAACACAGTCTTCGTCTCAAGAGCTTTCTCAAATTAAAGAGAAACTTACCCGAGCGGAGCAGGAAGCTCGTATTCTCAAAGCTCATCCTGACTTTGAAGAGATTACGAGCGAAGATCAGTTTCACGACTGGGCTGAACAACAGCCCGCGAGTGTGCAAAAACTCATCTACAGCTCTTCTGCAGATGATGTAATTTGGGCTATCGGTCAGTACAAAAAAGAAGTGAAGACCGAGAAGCTCAACCCTAAGAAAGAAGCAGCTAAGGCTGTTTCTTCTAAATCTAGCCCTGTTGACCCAAAGACTGAAACTAAGGGACGCTTTAGTGAGTCGATGATCAACAAAATGTCGATGTCAGAGTATGAAAAGAACGAAGCCGCAATTCAAGAAAGCATTCGCAATGGCACGTTCATCTACGACCTCTCTGGCGCGGCACGGTAATCTGGCCCCGTAAGGTATCCCAGATTAATTAACACAAAAGCATACCCATTCGAGTAGTGGCCGAGGGGCTTGGGCACATGTCCCCTCCACCCACCAAAGATGGCCCTTGTGTGTTGGTGGTCGTATCTTTTAATTTCCATCAACAAAAGGATTAACATTATGGCTTTTAAAGCTGCTGCGGGTCATAACTCGCTTCCTAATGGCGTTTTCTCGCCCGTCATCTACTCCAAAAAGGCCCAACTGGCGTTCCGTAAATCGTCCGTCATTCAGGCCATCACCAACACCGAATACTTTGGCGAAATCGCCTCGTTTGGTGACTCGGTGAAAATCATCAAAGAGCCGGAAATCCAAATCCGTCCCTATGCCCGTGGCAAAATCATCCAGCCGCAAGACCTCGTGGACGAAGACTTCACGATGGTCATTGACCAAGCGAACGAGTTTGCCTTCCAACTGGAAGACATTGAACAAGCTCACTCGCACATCAACTGGATGTCGCTGGCAACTGACCGCGCTGGCTATAAGCTGCGTGACCAGTTTGACTCGGAAGTTCTGGGCTACCTGACTGGCTTCAAGCAGTCGGTTCTGGGCAACCCCGCTGACACCCTCCGTGTGGCTGCGGACATCCCCGGCACCAAGGCTGTTTCCTCGGCTGGCGCTGACGAACTTCTGGCTTCGAACAAGCTGAACCGTGGTTCGTTCATTGCTTCGGGTGGCGACAACTCCATCCCGGTTGCTCCGCGCTTCCCCGGCCAGCAGACCAAGCCGACCGATCTGGCTTCGCCGCTGACCATCCTCGCTCGTATGTCGCGTAATCTCGACCTGCAGAACGTGGACCAGTCGGGCCGTTGGGTTGTGATTGACCCGGTGTTTGCTGAAATGCTTAAGGATGAAGACAGCCGTCTGTTCAACGCTGACTACTCGGAAAAGGGTGGCCTGCGTAATGGTCAGATCGGTAAGCAAATCCACGGCTTTACGGTGTACATGTCGAACTCGCTGCCGCGTGTTGGTACTGGTCCGACCACGGTTGGCACAACTGGTCAGAACTCCAACTACGGTGTTATCGTGGCTGGTCATTCGTCGGCTGTTGCTTCGGCTGAAAACATCACGAAGACTGAAACCTTCCGTTCGCAGGAAACCTTTGCGGACGTGGTTCGTGGTCTGCATGTCTACGGTCGCAAGATTCTGCGTCCGGAAGCCATCGTGACTGCTAAGTACAACGTAGCGTGATCTAGATAAAACATGATTGACAAAATTCCCTACGATCATGCAGGTCAAAAAGCAAGACATTGTAGAATTTGTGGGGAATTTAAACCTGCGGATCAATTTGGTCTTGTAAAAAGTAAAGCCTCTTATGGGGGCTATCAAGCATTAAATGCTTGTTTGTGTTGTGATAAGCAACGAAAATTTGCATCTCACCTTAAGAACAAGTATGGACTGTCTTGGGAGACCTATACACAAATGGTAGAGGAACAGGGTAATAAATGTTACCTGTGTAACCAACCACCATCTGATGTTTTTGATAAGTTGGTTGTTGATCACTGTCATAAAACAGGGCAAGTCAGAAAACTGTTATGTCGAATGTGTAATATACACTTGACTAAAATAGAAGCTTGTCCTGACTATCTTGATCGAGTTGTTTCGTACTTAAAGTACAACAACGTGGCCTAATGAAACTGGGAGGGCTATTATGGCCCTCCTCTTTCGAGAAAAGGATTTGATATATGCCTACTCTGAATAGCGCAAAGCGCAACACTTCGGGCCTTCTGGAAGCTGGTTTTCAGCGCCATGCCCGCGTCATTGACACGGTTCTCGACCTGAGCACCGATGTCACTATGGGCACTGCTACGGATGACATTAACCTGCTCACCCTTCCGGGTGGCACGGTCGTTCTGGCTGTCACTGTTCAACAGCTTGTTGCTGGTACGGGTACGGGTACGCTGGTTGGCCGTGTTGGTTCGACCACTGTGACTGGCACTCTGGCTTCGACCGATGCTGCTGGTACGGTTGCTGCTACGGTTCCGGCTGCCATTCCGCTGGTTGTTCCGGCTGCTGGTGCAGAATTGAACCTGCTTGGTGCTACGGCTGTCCGCACAAACGGTAAAGTTCGTGTGGTGGCTGTGGTTGTCGAAGGTGACCGCACTCCGCGTCAGGCTGAGACTGTTGACCGCGACACTCTGGCCTAATTGACCTTGGGGGCGGAAGCTACGGCCTCCGTCCCCTTTTTACATTGACGAGGGTGTTTTATGGCCTACAATTATCTTGAGCTTGTTAATGACGTAAACAAGCGCCTCAATGAGGTTCCTCTTACCTCGTCTAACTTTGCTAGTGCTTCGGGTTACTATGCAGATGTTAAGGGGTACGTTAATGCTGCACTAAATCGGATTAACCGAGAACATTTTGAGTGGCCCTTTAATCATGCCACTACTACACAAACATTAGTTATTGACCAATCTAAATACTCGTATCCTGCCGATGCTAAGATCGTTGCGTTTGATACATTTAGGTTGAAGGGAGACGACACACTAAACGTCTCTTCTCGTCGTCTAAAGGTTATGGATTACGAAGAGTATTTGCATAACTACCCAGACTACGAATTTAATCCTACTGACTACCAAGATCAGCCTGAGTATGTTGTTCGTAATCGAGACCTTTCGTTTACCATTGTTCCTCCGCCTGATCAGGCTTACGAAGTTAAGTACGAGTATTACAGACTTCCCACTGACCTCTCAAACTGGGATGATGTCCCTACGGTTCCAGAACAGTTTCGTTGGGTTATCCTTGAGGGAGCTATGTACCACGCTTACATGTTCAGGGGTGGATTGGAAGAGGCTGCAGTTTCTAACCAGTTATTCCAAGCTGGTATGAAGGATATGAGAACTCTCTATATTAACCGCTATGAGTATGCCCGTTCGACCGTAGTAAAATCGTGAGGTGATAAATGCCTACTAGATGGGAAACATTCCCAATTCCGTTGCAAGGCGGGCTGACTACCAATATGGGTCGCCTTGAGCAAGGTATTAATGCTCCGGGCAGTGCTACCATCTTGCAGAATTTTGAGCCTGATGTTGAAGGGGGCTATACACGAGTTCTGGGTTATAGTAAATTTTCTGTCAATGCCGTCCCCGGAACTGGCTTAATCCACGGAGTTATTGCTGTAAGCCCTACAGAAGCAATTGTTGCTAGAAGTGGTAACTACTACTATTCTATTGGTGGTGGTTGGACAAGTAAGCTTGCAATAACTAACCCTACTATCTCTCGCATTCGTTACGACCACTACAATTTTTCTGGGGTCGAAAAAATGGTCATTGTAGACGGTGTTAACCCTCCGGCTTATTTTGACCAAAACACAAAAACAATGGCGTATGCAGTTGGTGCTCCGACTGATGTTGTAGGTGCTTTACGGGTAAAAGTTTTTAAGGCCCATCTTTTTTTCTCAAAAGGCCGTCTTCTTTCTTTTACCGCACCCTATGGCGAAAGTGACTTTAGTGCTGCAAATGGGGCTGGTGTAATCAATGTAGGAGACGATATTACAGGTTTGATGGTCTTTCGGGATCAACTGTTTGTCTTTTGCATGAATAGCATCTATCGACTTTCTGGGAACACTATTAGCGACTTTGTTCTTTCACCAGTTACAAATAATACTGGGTGCCTTTGTGGGGATACTATTCAAGAAGTCGGTGGCGATATTATGTACCTTGGTCCTGATGGAATTAGGTATCTAAGTGCCTCTGAGCGAGAAAATGACTTTGGCCTTATTCGTGCATCTGAAAAAATTCAGAATAAAGTGTTAGAAGTAACGAATGCTAACTGCATTTACTCGTCTGTAACAATTGCTAGTAAAAACCAGTATCGCTTGTTTTACTACCTCTCTAACGTCCAAAGGGCGAACTCTAAAGGGTTCTTAGCTACTAAATACTCGAACCAAACAGTTGACAACATTGCATGGTCAGAACTGAAAGGTTTTAAAGTGTATGGGATGTCTAAACACCAGAATAGAGACAGCGAAACTATCCTCTTTGTGTCAGATACCGACTATGTATACAGGATGGAGTCTGGCAACTCTCTAGATGGCTCTGATATTGAAGCTGTATTTGAAACCCCCTACATGCCTATAAACGATCCCAAAATTAGAAAGACGTTGTATAAGCACACATTGTATGCAAAACCTCGCGGACCAATGGACCTTTCGTGCTTAATTAAATTTGACTATGCACAGCCTAATGCGTCTCCTTCGTCTCCGTTTGCAGTAAACGGTACTACCTCTGTTGCAACCTATGGTGCTATCGGAAGCACATATGGCTCTGCTGTTTATGGTAGTTCGTCAGAGGAACAATTCTACAACAACATTATTGGCAGCGGTTTTGTGACAGCTTTGCGTTACACTTCTACGGGGCAAAACCCCCCATTTAACTTAAACTTCGTCGTACTTGAATACAGAACAAACGAGAGGAGATAACAATTGGCCGGATATACACGTAATGACGTGACCGATCAGATTGCAAACGGTAACACTATTGATGCCCTTCCTCTCGACGGGGAGTTTAATGCTATTCAAGGTGCTTTTGCTGCTGTAGGTGGTCACAAACACGATGGCTCTATAGGAGAGGGTGCTCCAATTACAGTGGTTGGTCCAACTCAAGATGTAGTTGTTTCTGGTGTAAGCGTCACCCCTAAGACAGATAACACAGTGGACTTAGGTAGCACTACTCTTGAATTTAAAGACCTTTGGATTGATGGCGTAGCCAATATTGACAGTCTCGTTGCAGATACAGCAGACATCAATGCTGGTACTATTGATGGCACTGTCATTGGTGGCACTACTCCTGCAGCAGGTACATTTACTACCTTAGATGCTACAAGTGGTAATGTTGGTGGTGTAGCAATTACTACAGCATCTAACACTCAAACACTGACGAACAAGACTATCAACCTAGCCAATAACACTTTGACAGCTACAAGTGCTCAGATTGCTGCGGCTGTCACTGACGAGACAGGGACAGGTGCTCTTGTATTTGCAGGCTCTCCTGCCCTTACAGGGACACCTACAGCCCCTACAGCAGTCGCTGGTACAAACACTACGCAGATTGCTACAACAGCCCATGTGTTTGCTGAACGTTCTAATACGGCTACATTAACGAACAAGACGTTAAGCTCGCCTGTGATTAACAACGGTACGATTACAAGTGCCACAATCAACACCCCTGCCATTACTGGTGGTACGATTAGCACAGCAACTATCACTGGTGGTTCTGTTAGTGGTATTACAGACCTAGCAGTTGCGGATGGTGGTACAGGCGCTTCTGATGCGGCTACAGCACGAACTAACCTTGGTCTGGGTACAATCTCTACTCAAAACGCTAACTCTGTAGCTATTACTGGTGGGACAATTAATGGCACCACTGTCGGGGCTACAACACGTGCTGCTGGCTCGTTCACCTCACTAGACTTTAACACTACACTTACTCGTGGTGGTACAGCAGCCTATACACTTCGTAGTTCTGTCGTTATCACTACGCCTGTAGGCTCGAATGGCACATATACAACCCCAACAGGTTGCCGAGCTATCCGTGTCACTGTCGTTGGTGGTGGTGCAGGCGGTGGTGGTGTAGACGGTCAAGGAGCCAGCTCTGCACAAGTTGCTGGTGGTGGGGGTGCAGGTGGAATTGCTACAAAGCTTATCATTAACCCCTCAGCATCCTACGTCATTAACGTTGGCGCAGGAGGTGCTGGTGGTGCTGGTCTTGCTGGTGCTACAGGCTCTAATGGTGGAGATACCACTTTCTCTGATGGCACCCTAACCCTAATTGGGCGTGGTGGTGCTGGTGGTACAGGAGACGCTGGTGGTGGTGCTGGTGGTTACTCGGCTGCTGCTGGTGGAGAAGGAGGCATTGGCGAAAATGGCGATGTCAACGTCAAAGGACAACCGGGAATGCGGGCTGCGCGTCTTAGCGGTTCTTCCGCTATTCTCTGTTTTGGCTATGGTGGTTCTGGTCCTTACGGCTCTGCTGCAGCTTATGGCGCTCTTGCAGGGACTGCAGGGGAGAATGCAACAGGCTATGGTGCAGGCGGTAATGGTGCCCGTGCACGAGACACAACTGTAAATTATGATGGTGGTAATGGTACACAAGGGTTTATCCTTGTGGAGGAGTTCTTTTAATGGAAGTTCTTAACCTTGTTATTCAGTATGTTGTTGTTCCAATCGCCGCTTTTGTGTGGCTAATTTATCAACGACAAATAGACCACCACACCTCTATTGCGGTTTTACAAAGCAGGGTAGATGCCCATAAGCAGAGTCAAGACCGAGAAATGGCAGAAATCCGTGAGACAACTAATAAGATTTTTGCAAAATTGGACAGTATTGAAGAGGCCCTTAGGAAGTAATATGGACAAGTTTTTTAACGAGATTGGTTCTCTCTTTCCTCGTATGTCCGAAAAGCAACGAGCAGGTTTAATCAGTCTCGTTAATGCAACTCGGAACCTACCTCTTGGGCAAAGAGCTTACCTACTTGCAACCACTTATCACGAGACAGCATTTACCATGCAACCTATTACGGAGTTTGGTGGTGTTAAGTATTTTGAAAAGTACGACACAGGTAGGTTGGCTGCTGCTCTGGGCAACACTCCTCAGGCAGACGGAGATGGTTACTTCTTTCGTGGGAGAGGTTACGTTCAGATTACAGGACGAGCCAATTACATCAAAGCTGGTAAAGCCCTTCGTCTCAATCTAGTTGAAAAACCTGATCTTGCATTAGAACCTCGTATTGCTGCTGAAATCCTTATTAAAGGTTCAACAGAAGGTTGGTTCACAGGTAAGAAGCTTAGTGACTATATCAATGACACTAAGACAGATTATCGTAATGCAAGACGAGTAATCAACGGATTAGATAAAGCAGATACCATTGCAAGGTATGCTAAGGTATTTGAAACAGCATTACGTCATCTATAATAATATAGTATATATTCTTAGGGTGGCGGGATAATTTTTAAAACCCCTATACATATATAGTTGAATTTTGGTGCTTGTCAAGGGGTACAAGAAAATATTTTTTAAGGTGTCACATGGCATTAGTTACTCAGGCCAGTAAGTTCCCTACACGAAAGATCATGGCAGTGATCATTTCTGGTATGATTACTGGTGTCATTCAAAGCCTTCTTCGTTATTACTGGCCTGATCACCCTTTCAGCCCGTACATGGAAGATGTGGATATTTGGCTGCAAGGGGTGATCATGGTATATGCAGGGTATATGACGAAGGAAAAAGAAAATGTTTCTGATAAACAAACTGATTTCCTACAAGAACCTAATCCTAGCGTTTCTAGCCAGCTTTCTTTTAATCCTCTTTGGGGCAATGAAAAAGAAAGAGGGGAAGATCGAGGTGGAGAACAAAATCTTGAAGGACAAAGAGGAGAGCCTCAATGAAGCTCGTAGAGATGTTGCGCGAGAAAAAAGGGCCGTTGACGGGCTTTCTGATAGCGATCTTGTTGACCGCCTGCGCCGCAGGGGTGACGATTGGGGCAGGTTGTGAAGTTTATGCTTCGTACCGAGTGACTATGCCCGACCCTACAGGAGCTTCGAGGGCTTTTCTGGAATGGTTTAATTACCTTGATACTGAAATGCTAAGTGTTTGTAAGAGGGGCTAAGGATGGCTAAAAAGTTTGGTGGTTTCACCGATCAACAAAAAGAGGTTTTAGCCCGGAGGATGGGGTTTAATGGCCCTATGGATCAGTTTGGAAAGTTCCTCCAATCCTCCCCTGCTTACCAAGAAAAGTTCCTATCATACGAGAATAAAGCTCGTCAGATGGTCGAAGGAACAGCTAGTCAGTCCCCCAAACCTACCGCTGCTTTTGCTGAGGGTGGGATTGTGACTGAGCCGAACAAAACTGTGGCAAATCTTCCTGACAGAGTGGATAAGTGGGAAGGCTCTAAAACCACAGACAAGATGATTACCACTCCGGAGAAATATGTCACCTCTGTTGAGACAGAGCAAATGACTACCTCTCCGGATGAATTTATCTCTCAAGACTCTGGGCAGATGACGCCGGGTGCAGATGTAACAGCAGCCCCTGTTGCTCCCACTGCACAAGCAGAAGCACCTACAGTTACAGAAGCGCCACAGGTTGAAACAGCTACAGTGGCTCCTCAAGTTGAGCAGGCCACTCAAACAATGCAGGCTGCTCAAGGCACAGTTTCTCAACAGGCTCAAGTTACAGCAGCACAAGCTCTTCCGTCTGCTAATGCCACAGTGCAAGGGCAACTTGAAAACCTGATGAAACAGTTTGAGGGCACAGAGCCTCCTCCGTGGGCTGCTGGTGCTCTACGTAATGCTCAAGCCCTCATGGCACAGCGGGGTCTTGGTGCTTCGTCTATGGCGGCTGGTGCAGCTACGCAAGCAGCTATGGAGAGCGCAATTGCTATTGCTGCACAAGATGCTGCTACGTTCTCGCAATTTGAAATGCAAAACCTGAATAACCGTCAACAAGCACGTCTTGTTAACGCTCAGGCTTTCTTGCAGATGGACCTTGCCAATCTTGATGCTGAACAGCAGATGGCAATGTTCAAAAGCCAGTCAATTATCCAATCGCTGTTTACTGACCAAGCTGCTGAGAATGCTTCTCGTCAGTTTAATGCCACAAGTCAAGCCCAAACTGATCAGTTTTTTGCCAGTCTAAAAACTCAAGTACAACAATTTAATGCTGCTCAGTTTAATGCAATGGAGCAGTTTAAGGCTGGACAACAAGATTCCATCTCGATGTTTAACCGTCAGATGAATGACGCTGCTGAGCAATTCAATGCCGCTAACCGTCTTGTCATTGACCAGTCTAACGCTGAATGGCGTAGAGCTGTTACCACAGCTAACAATGCTACGATTAACGAAGCTAACCGTATTGATGCAATGAATGCTTCTAACCTCACGTTGGCTGCTTATAACAATAAGATGCAACGTGAACGTGACATGTACTCTTTCATCTTCACTTCTAGTGAAAATAGGCGTAATCGTATTAACGAGTTAATCCTTGCTAAGTTGAATGCAGAAACCTCCCGTTACGCTGCTGATCAGCAATCAAAGTCTGATACATGGGCTGCTGTGGGTTCTCTTGCGGGAGAAGCTGTTGATAGTTGGTGGAGCTAATGGAATACGCAAACGTACTAAAAAGCCTTAGGGCTAAGTTGTCAGAGAAGGCTACAGGTACAACTGCACCTGAGATTCGGCCTGTCGAATCCTTAATTCCCTCTAGAAATATGTCAGAAATGCCACAACAACCTACAGAGGATTTTCTTTCTCGTAGTGCTGAGTGGCTTTCTGAAATCCGTCAAGCTTCCTCTGAACATCGTGCATCTCTTGAGCGTATGGCATCTACCCCCTATAAAACTACAAAAGGTGGGTTTGCAGAGGGCTTTGCAGAATCTGTCAATCAAAACAGAGCAGAACGAAAAGCAGCTAGGAAGCGGCAAGAAGAGATGGCAGAAGAGCCGTTAAATGCCCCTCTAGTTGCTCGTCGTGGAGAGCGTCCTTCTTCGTATGCCCCTGATAGTGGAGAGGCTACACCAGTTCCTACAGATGCTCCTGTGGATCGAGTGTTGGAAGCCGTTGCTGCAGTGGAAAGCCGTGGCTCTGGTGACTATGCAGCCGTTGGTCCTGTCGTCGAGAAAGGTATGTACAAAGGCCAACGTGCCTATGGACGTTACCAAGTGATGGAAGGAAACATTGGCCCTTGGACAGAAGAGGCTCTTGGTCAACGTTTGACCAAAGACGAGTTCATGGCTAGTCCTGAGGCTCAGGACGCTGTTGCTGCTCATCAGCTACAGAAGTCTAAAGAAAAGTTTGGTACGTGGGAAGACGCTGTTTCGGTTTGGTTTAGCGGGCGTCCTATGTCGCAGGCTGGTAATGCAAGTGATGGCTATTTAACTACGCCTCAATACATCAATAAATTTCGTCGTAATTTTGTGAGGGTTTAATGAAACTTATGGCACCTATTCCGGGGATGTCGCTTACCCAAGAGCCGGGAAACTCCCCTTGGGAACAACCTCCCCTCTATGCTACAGTTGAAGAATCTCTCGGCTTCTATCTCAAGAAATTTGAGGACGAAGAAGTTATTGACGACATTCTCTTCATTCTTGAAGCAGGCTACCCTGTGGCCTCCTTCGTTGACATGCTAACCTCTCTCGGGGTTATGGATGGCTATCACACCTTTGACGTGAAAATGCTCCTCTCTCCTGTTATTCATGAGTACATTGTTAATCTCGCTGAGGCAGCAGGTATTGAATACACAGAAGAGATGGGTCCGAGTAAAGAAGAACGCATGAAGGAGAAGGATAAGAAGCGGGCAAAAGCCTTGCTGATGAAGGCTATGAGTATGCCTGTTGGTCCTATTCCGGAAGAGACGGTTGAACAAGCCGAAGATATGATGGAACAAAGTGAGGATGACTCCACCGAAGAGGAGGATACTCCTTCTCTAATTAAACGGAGGTCGTAAGTATGTCCGCGCTTCAAGGTTTTGTCAGGGGCTTTTCGGAGACGATGGCGGAAAACATCCGCATTCGTAAAGACGAAGCTCGTGACTTTTTCAATAAACAAGTTGAGTATGCTCGCACTCAAGGTCTGCAAAACCGTCAACGTGTCCGTCAAACAGTCGATGCCAGCCTTTCTGTTGCCAAACAGCTTGAAGCTGTTGGGGTTCCTCGTGAAGTAATTATGGCTCAGATTAATCAAAACCCAGAGGGGCTTGGTGATTTCTACACACAAGCAGAGAAAATCAGGGCAGCCTCTAATAAAGAGTTAACACCAGAAGAGTGGAAAACCATTTACAAAGTGTCAGGGGATTTCAAAGCCCCCGACGAGGATTTGGCTACATTTATCTCCCGTACATACGATCCAATTGCTAATGCGGCTTCGTCCCCTGAATTTTCTGATGACCCCGAAGGAAGCATTGTAGCTTCTCTGCTTGGCTTTAACGCAATGGATAAAGCTCGTCGTCGTCTTGGTACAACTGAAATTGCAGAAGGACTTACAGCAGACGAGCTTATTCGTTATGGTGATGTTCAGCCTCAGCGTATTGGCGGTAATGCAACAGTGGTTACAAACTACCAAGCTGTGCCAAGCGAAGGTGAAGAACTAAGCACCTCGGAAACAATTGCAATTAATAAGCAGATTACCGAAGACCTTGGGGCTGAGATCGACTCTGCTATCCAAGGCGGTATGCTTTCCGAAGGTGGAGATGCTACAACCATCCGTGATAAAGTCGTTCAAGAGACTGCGGAACTATTTGTCGGCGCTCCTCGCACTACAATCGAACGTTTGGTTGACCGAGAGTTGAAACGCCTTGGTTATACTGTAGGTACGGAAGAAGTGCCCGTAGAGGCCCCAGAAACGCCCGTAGAAGGGGGTGAAGAGGTTCTCCCTACCGAGGGTAGCCAAACTACGGAGACGCCTTCTGAGACCCCTTCCACGGCCTCTACGGAAGAGCCGCTTTCCCCAGAAGAGAGGGCAGCAGTTATGTCGGGTCTTCCCGGAGTAGTTGATGTCGTCATGGAAGGGAATGATGTAGTTGTCAGTATGGAAGATGGGACAACCCGTCGTTACAAACCTTCCGCCCTAAGAGCGGCCTTAAAAGCTAAGTTTGGTTAATTCATAAGGAGTAAGATTTTGGTTGAGACGTTATACGACGACCCTTTTAAAGACTTTCAGATTGAGGGTGTTACCCCTCAACCAAAAACTCCTCTGGTTGTTCCTTCGGAATATGAGGGGACAACCCCTGAAAACCTGTATAATGATCCGTTTAAAGATTTTGAGATTCAACCTAAGAAGCCTACTACTTCTTTAACGGTTGAGGATGTCATTAACGACACAGAACGTCTGGACAAAATTCGTAAGATGATGTCCACGACGAAGGATGTGTATTACGAGTCTGCTCCTGCAGAGGAAGTGGTACAGGATTTCATGACACACATGCGTTGGATGAATACCAACGAACTCTCTACAGCTAAAGAAGCCCTTAATATTGCTGCTGCTGATGATAATACAAAAGCGGTCTATGGGGATGCCTATCGGGTCTATGACGAGATGGGAAATGTCTTTAGCAACGGGGATACGTGGAATGGTATGATCGACTATGGGACAGCTTTTGTAACGTCCCCTAGTTTGTGGTTGGGTCTGGGCATTGGCAAGATTGCTGGCACTGCGGGTACCAAAGCTGCAGCTAAAGCTGCTACATCCACTGCAATTAATGCTGCTGCTCAACAGATTGCCAAGAAATCTGGCGGGAAGGTAGCTGCAGAGGCGGTTAAGAGTGAACTAAAGAACACTGCCGCTAAAGCTGCTGCTCGTTACCATGTTGCTGGTGCCCTTGCTGTAGAAGCTCCTCTTGCGGGGATACAGGACTACATGCTTCAAGATATTCGTATGGACACAGGTGTTCAGGACGAATACAGTTTCCTGCAAGGTGCTATTGCAACAGTTGCTGGCGGCATTAGTGCTGCTCCGGGCATTCTCACACTTCGTCGTAGTTCCAATTCCACCCTTGCTGAAACAGGTAAACTATTGGACGAAAGCTACGCTCTTCGTGCTAAAACCTCTGCTAAACGTGCTGCTCCTAAGGTGCAGGCTTCTCTTGAAAAAGCACAAATCGACTGGCTTAAGATGGCCGAAGCTGGTATTCCTTTTGAGAGCAATGTCAAGCTTCAAGACTCCATCACAGACTGGTTCTTTGATGTTGACAAAGAGGATAGCCTCGTTCGTATCCTTCAAGCAGAGGGTGCTGAAATCTCTTTTGAAGAGGATGCATTTACTCGTGATTTAATTGGGTACGCTTTGAATATGGGAGACGAAGCTCTCGAAGGCTTTAATAAAGCATTCGAGCCTCTTGGTGTGACTTTTGGTGAAGCCACTGAAATCCTTGCTAACACTGTTCGTCGTGGTGGTAAGACCATGAGTAAGGCGTCTTTAGCCTCTCGCTTTTTCAAAGATATGAGAAACATCTCTGTGGCAAAGAAAAATGCTAAGCAGAAGGTTTCTCAAGGAATTGGTGAAGAAGCTCCTGATGCTGCTGTTACTTCTAGGGACATGTTGGGTTATGCCCAGTCGATTTGGAAGAAGATGCTTGTCTCCACCTTCCCGACAACTGCTGTTAACGTGAAGGGTTGGGCTATTGCTCGTAGCTCTACAGCTATGGCAGATATGATGCTGGCTGGTGCCTACATGGGACGTGCTGGTATCCGTGCTGTTGTTGATCCTGCTGGTGCAGCGAAAGACCTCGCTAAAATGCGGGCTTTGGCACAGAACCAAACTTTTGCTCTGCAAACCTTGGTGGACCCGTTCCTCTCTGCAGAAGCTTTCTTAGCCCTCCTTGATCGTGCACCTACGAAAATCAAGAAAACTGTCACTGGTCAAATCTATGGTGGTGTAGAGGATTTTGGTCCTGAGAGGTTTGGTCTGAATCCTGCCTCTAAAGGAGTTAAGGCCACAGAAAAGATTTCAGACACTGCTCAAAAAATTAGCCTTGTGCATTTGCAAGATAGCTTAACGAAAGGTGTTTCAGGTCTAACAGCCCTTGACAAACAATCTCGCATTAACTTTGGAAAAGGCATCCAGCAACTCATTGAAGATGGAGAAGCTTGGAAGCTGACGGACGAGATGTGGGAGAAGTCGATGAAGGCTGTCCTTCGTGAAACCTTCTCGGAAGACCTGTCAAAGGGAGATCATGCTCTCCGTGGATTTGCAAAATTCATTCAAGACCTGTCTGGTCAGCCCGGTGTGGGTTTTATTCTTCCGTTCGGTAAGTTCTTGAACAACACGGTTGCCTTCACCTACCGTCACTCTCCTTTGGCCTATTTTGGTCTGGTTGGTAGGATGTTTAGGGGCAAGCCCAATGAGGATTTAGCTGAAAGCCTTTCTCGTGCTACCGTTGGCAGTATGGCACTTGGCTATCTTACCTACGAAGAAGGTCTTAAGCAAGCCGAAGGGCTTCAATGGTTTGAGCGCAGGAACGAAGACGGTTCTATCGAGAACATCACAAACCTGTTCCCGTACTCGGTGTATGCCCTTGCAGGACGTATTGTCCACAACTTCCTTCGTGGAGAAGGTATGGACCAAGGCTTGATTGAGTCCATGCTTCAACAACTTGGTCCGTTGGATGCTCTTGAATCTGTGGCTGCTCCTACATTCATCAAAGACTTTACTCGTTATGTCACCGATACAGCTATTGACAACGAAGAAAAAGGTCTTACGTTTGAGACTTTTGGGGATGTAGCTCTTTATCTCGGCGCTAATGTGGCGGAGATTGCTGCAGGCTATACACGTCCTTTGGACCTTGCAAGCCGCACTCTGTCCTACCAATTTCCTGAGGCAGGTGGCGGTTTGGCTACTGACCGCAAACAGGCAGAGGGGATGGATAAGATCGTTCTTGGTCTCACCCGTTATGTCGATGGCTTCTTCAACCTGCTTGCAGGAGAAGAGAATGAGTATGGCGTGAGCATGTATGGGAAGCCCAAGGAAAGCGCAATGACCAGTGGGCCTGTACGTATGCCTAACCCTGCCGCTTCCTTTGCAGGTACCACCCTACAGCCCCCTGCAACGAAGCTTGACAAGTTGATGGGTATGGTTGATAAACCTCCGTTCCGTGTTGACAGCTTCACATCAGGTGTCCCTGAGTATGATGCTTTCATGAACAAGGAAATCACACCTCTACTTGAGAGCCGTGCTGCTGCTCTTCTTAAGAACCCTACGTTCATTAAGGGAGAACAGTCGTTAAAGATTAAGATGGTAGACAACTTAATCCAAGAGACACGTCAGGACATTCTTGACCTTCTTGAGGACCACCGTATTGGTGATCCGAAAGAGCGTCTCCTGAATGAACGTCGTAAACTGTTGGTTATGGACAGGGCAGCACGTCGTCGTGCTATGAAAGCTCTGGGTATTACCACAGACGAAAACAAACTCAGTCTGTACGAGATCGAGGTTATTCGTAGACGAATGGACCTTGAGGAAGATAGCTTGAAATGAAAAAGGCCCCCGCAGCGAAAGCTGACGGGGGCTTAATTATTTCTTACAGCTTCTCACTCTCAAAGGCGATGAGCCACTGCTTACAGGTGTCACTACGAACAATGTCATCAATACCAAACTCAATCACAGGAACATCCATATGATATTTCTTTGCGAGGTGGATGATCTTAGACAACCCAGATTGCTCTTTGATGTCACTTTGTTTTACATCCCCGTTGATGACCACCTTAGTCCCTTCCCCGATACGGGTTAGGAACATCTTCATTTCTGCTACCGTTGTGTTCTGAGCTTCATCAAGAATAACAAAAGCGTTCTTAAACGATCTACCACGCATAACCGACATAGGAGACAGTTCGATATTGCCATTCTTGATGTCAGTTTTAACCTTCTCCTTACCAAGACGTTCTTGGAGAACATCTACAACAGGTGCAGCCCAAGGACCAAACTTCTCGTTCAGGTCTCCGGGAAAGTAGCCAAGGTCTTTACCTACAGCTACGTTAGGACGAGTGAGGACAATCTTGTCTACCTGCTTGGTAAGGTACATATTAGCTGCCATAGTTGCAGCAATAAAGGTTTTTCCTGTTCCGGAGTAACCACAGACAATAGTTTGATCCGAGTGTTTTAAGGCGTCGATATAAAGTCGTTGGTTCTCGTTGAGTGGCTGCAGATCAAAGATACGTGCTGCAGCTTCCTCAGGAGCGTTTTTGTATCGAGAGACACGTTTACCCTTCGGCTTTTCGAACATTATTTTTATCCTTGGGGGTGAGGTCAAACCCCATCTTAAATTGATTTCTGATGATGAAAGGTTCACCATGAACATCTAACACCATCGACTGTCTTTCAGGAGGTTCCTCCCAGACCGTGATAGTCTGGGAGGGAGTATTATACCACCAGCTCATTAGCCCAACTTGATAACACGATACAAGGTGTAGAGTTGGACAATAAACATAATTTCGACAATACTGAGGCGGATGATGTCAATAAGCATAGATGTTATCCATTGATGTCTACGATCTCGCAAACTCCGCCAACACACGCGAAGGTGCTAGAACCTTTTGAGGTATCTTCAAACTCATACTCACTAAGCTTAGTCCAGTCAATCTTCTTAGGCATAAGAGCCAGAAGCTCCTCGTACTCGTGCTTCGTAATGTCCTGATAAGGGGCTTGCTGGTAAGTGTGGTCTGAGTGAGGCAGGAAACTGATACCAGACACTTCGTCAAAGTGCTTATATACCCAAGCACCCACTTCCAACCATTCATGATCACGGACAGTGACAGTGATGGAGGGCTTATGCTCACACCAATGACGTTGATATACCAGCCACAGCTCAAGCTGTTCGATGGCCGACATATCGTTACGAGTGATGGCACCATCAGGAGACTTCATCGGGAACGAGAAGACAGTGGTACTCTCAGGCTTCATAACATCAGGTTCACTCGGGATACCTTGATCCTTCATAAACTGCGTCAGAGGGTCTTTGTTATCGCCTCTAACAGTGCGAATGTAATAAGCAGAATGGCGGGCATGGATACCAGAAGCACTATCAACCAACTGGCTAACCGTCCCAGAGGGCTTGACACAAGTGATAGCCGCACTAGCAGGAATGCCAAGGCGATCAGCCCAATCGCGGTTAGTAGTGACAGCAACATTTTTTAGATGCTCCAAGACTTGTGCAAGGGTCAAATCTTCGTCAAGAGTGTAGGTGAACGAAGTACCAGCGTCCTTATCAATCTTACCATTAAGGATTGGGCTGTCCATGATACCCGTCAGCGAGACACCAAGCAATCTCTCTTCCTCAGTGTTATCCTTCCACACTTTACGCAGATACGGGAAATGCGTGTAGGTAGATTGGATAGTGCCAAGGATCGTAGCCAGTTTCACCTTACGCTCAAGGTCTTCCAGAGTATCGGTAGCACGAACCACAACCTCAGTCAAGTTACAGAACTGATACGGACGAAGGATAATTTCCGAGCAAGGGTTGGTTCCCCACTCGTAGTTAGGATCACGACGACCATTCTTAGCCGCTTGCTTCTTAGAGGCTACACGAGAGAAGATACCACGTTCACCAGACTTGCTTTCGACAAGGGCTGTCCACTCACGAAGGAAGGTCTCCATGTCAGGCTTTTCGGTGTAGGACACCGAGTTGTTAGCCAGAGAACGGTGAGCAGCTTTCTCCCACCAAGACCCACTCTTAGCATGACGCATACGATCATCTGACAGGTTGGACAAGCTGATCATAGCCGAGCGACGAACGCCCCCAACAACCACAACTTCCCCAATCTTACACATGAGGTCGTGACACTCAAGCGAACTAAGCTTACGTCCCTTTGCCTTTTGGAACAGGTCAACCGTAAAGTTGAAAAGCTCTACCAGAGGGCCGGGACCAGACGCACGACCACCAAAGGTTTTAAGACGAGCACCAGCGGGCCTTACTTTGGAGATGTCCCAAGAAGGAATTTCACCAGCATATAGGTGAGCGATGAGCTTACGGAAGGCTTTTGCCCACCCCTCTTTACTGTCTTGGACGACAATAACATCTTCGCTACGTTCAATTGCATCAGGAACCTCAGGCAAGCGGGAGATGTATTGGCGCTCAACAGAGAAGCCAACACCAGTGCCACAAAGGAGAATAAACATAGCCTCATCGAAGCTACGGGGGTCATCTACAGGCAGGTACGAACAGTTGTAGCCTGCGGTGTTGTCACGGTTCAAAGCCCCACCAGCGGTCATTACAGCGCGCATAGAGGGGGCAACTTCACAGTTAAGAAAAGCTTCCCTAATCTGATTAACTACTTCTTTATCACTTTCTGAAACACGAGGGGCGATCACATTAGACACATAGCGATCTACTGTTTCCTCCCAAGTCTCCCTGCGTTTCTCTTCCTCAATCCACCGAGAGTAACGGCTTGTGTGGATAAAAGCCCTGTAATCGTTTTCGAGATATTTATGCAAAGTGTTCACCCTTGAATCGTTTGGCTAATTTTGATACGTAGGACTGGTCAACAGAGAATTTTTCTGCCACCTCTCTCTGTGAAAGGCTTTCAGATAACCAAGTCTTAACGATGAGAAATTGATCTTCTTTTAAGATTTTTCTTTTTCCCTCCCAACGCTGTTGTTGGTTCTCTTCAACAGGACAGATGTAACAATTCTTTTTAGAGTACGGTCCTTGGTCTCCATACCTAGCCATACAGTACTTTCCACTAGACTTACCTCGTAGTTCCCATTTACCGGATAAGAGCCACATCTCTAACCAGTCTTCGTAGGAAAATTCCCAAGAAATACCTCTGGATTCTGCATGCCTTTTTTGGTCGTCATACGCTTTTCTTGGAGTCAAGATTACACTCCAATGTTGTAATAGTCGTAGCCCGGAACTTTCACCTCTTCGATGAGGTCTTCCATATCGGCAGGTTTGTAGTTCTTAGATTTGAGAACTTTACCATCTTCACGATAGATGGGCCTACCATCATCATCAAGTTTGCTCATATTACTCTTATGGACACGTACAAAGGCTACCTGCAGAGGCAGACCAAAGGTTACAGCCATACCTGACAGAACGTATTGAAGATCAGCCATCTCTTTTAGCATACGCTCTTTAGTCTTCTTTTTTACATCACCAGTCATAGCGATGTCCGTAAGAGCTGCAGCAAACTCCTCTTTAAGTTCTGTCCACTCTTCGGTCAGGAGTTTGTGACGAAGCAGCAGATCATCTTCTGTCATACGTTTATTAACTGGGTGACCAAAAGCCTTGTGGAACTCGGTCACTATATCTTCACGGCTCATATACATCACTCACCTCCGCCGTTTACAATTGCTTCTGCCAAACCTTGCAGACGATAGATAGCATACACAAGGTCACGACGATGTTCAAAATTACACCCAACAGAGATTTCACCATTTGTCTTCTCAACGAGGAAGATGGCATTAGCATTGTCTTGGCGAAGCTCTTCAATAAACTTCATGTATTCTTCGTCGTTTTCATCAAGGCTAGACAAGTTAACAATATTTGCAGTCATTAAGCTCTTCCAAAAAATTGCGTTGGTGTTCCAACGTCTTTGTTATTATCAAACATGTACCAAGCGTAATTATCTACGCCAGATACCTTACTTCCTTCAATCCACTTTACTCGACCAATACTCTGTACCCAAACACACTTGTCCATGTACGGCTTCATACGTCTATTGTGCATGAAGTCTGCTGGAAGCAGTAGAAGTGTAGGACGAAGACTAATCCACTTATCCATCAAAGGTTTTAAGATAGACCATGTGTAGGGAGGATTAGTAATGATGTATCTACAGTTTTCGAGGCTTTCATCATTTAGGTCGTTTGCATCCCCTTTGAGGACATAACCAGCCTGTGGTTCAATATCCATAGCGAGGAAGCAAATAGAGTTTTCGATTACATCTTCTAGATGTAGAATTAACCTTCCGTCTCCTGCACACGGTTCACAGAATGTGATACCTGTAGGCATACGTGTTTTTAGGGGACGTACAGCTTCGATGGGGGTGGGATAGTAGTCTCTAGGTCTTTTTTCAAAGTCACTTCTCTTGCCCAAAAGCAGCCTCCCACGCCTCGTCAAACGACAAGTAAATATTGTCGTGACCGTCTTTTATCCAACGACATAAGCAGTCAGTGCAGTAGGATGAGGAAACCAAACTTACCCCGTCAACATCCTCTTCTATGACGTACAGCCCCCATCCGGTAGGTTTTCTTTCGTCTTCGTGCCCACAACTTAGAAATATTTTCCCAGTCATCTGTTAGCCCACCAATAAAAACCAAACA